AAACTCTTTGTGTTAAAACATATCTAATAATCTGTCCTGTCCATACTCCACTTCCTCTTTTAAGCCCTATATGTTTTGCCGGCGTCAGAACACCTCTATGATTAAAATCTTTAGAAATGGAAAGCATACTTTCACCACTAAGGTATCTTTCAAAGACTTCTTCAATGATGTTTCTCACTCTATCATCGACAAGTAGCTGATGATGGTCTTTTTCATCTTTTACATACCCATACGGTGCTTTTGAACCGAAATAATACCCTCTATCCTGTCTTACTCTTACTGATGAACTGATTTTTTGTGAAATGTCCTTGGAATAGTAGTCGTAGACAAGATTCTTAAAAGGAATTTCTAAACTACTGATTCCATTCTCATTGTTATTACTGTCATAATTGTCATTCACAGAGATGAAACGAACCTGCATAAAAGGGAATATCTGCTCAATATATGCTCCGGATTCAATATAATCTCTTGCAAATCGTGATAAATCCTTTACAAGAATAGTTCTTATCTCATTTTTCTTCACAAGACCTATCATCTTTTGAAATGCAGGACGATTAAAATTTGTTCCGGTATAGCCATCATCAATATGTTCTCTTATCTTCACTCCAGTAAATTCTTCTCTTGAACTGATATAGTCTTTTAAGATTTCTCTTTGGGAAGTAATGCTGTTACTTTCGTCTTTTAAGTCGTCATCTTCTAAGGAAAGTCTTAAATAAAAATCTACTGTATTCATATCAGCTCCTCCTTGTCTTTCTACCAAGTTTTTCAGTAATCACAGGAGTTTCTTCAAAATTAAATTTGATTTCTATTGTGTTATCTTTCCCTATAAAGATCTTATCAATGATGCTATCTACAAAGTCTTTATCCCATTTCTTTGTTTTGCCTTTAAAAAGTGCTGTAAGGTACTTATGCCTTTCTTCAAGTTCAAATACTTCTTTTTCAAAGATAGCAACTTGTCTTTCTTTTAGGCTTTCGAGTTCTGCTTTCTTTTTACCCAGAAGTCCTTTTTCCCTTTCAAAATCTTCTTTCCTCCACTTGCCCAAAACATATTTTTCATAATACTCACTTTGAAGTCTGCTAAAGCCTAAAATTTTTCTTTCAATTTCAGTTATTTCTTTTTCCTTTTTCTTATCCAACTCTATTTTAAGATTGTCATAAGCATTCAGATAAGCCTTATAACTTTTACTGTTATTTAAAAGAATAGCATCAAAGGCTGCTTTAACAGTTTTTTCAAGAGTAGCCTCTGTAATAGATGTTCCGCATTTTTCTGTTGTAAATTCTCTGAACCGATTACAGCTAAAATAAAATACAGTTTTATTACCGCTTTTTTGCCTGTGTACGCTCATTTTTCTCTTACAAATCCCACAATAGAGTTTTCCTCTAAATACTGTATCATCCTTAGCATTCTTATTTTCTTTTCTGCTATTTTTAATGGAATTAGATTTTGAGGAAATTTTCTCCTGTACCTTTTCAAATGTATCAAGCGAGATAATTGCTTCATGGGCATCTTCTGTTATTGTCCAATGTTCTTCGTCAAGCCTTTCTCTCTTTTTACCTTCAAATAAATGCTTTTGATTCCTGCCTTGAATGAGTGTTCCTGTATATACACGATTTTTAAGCACTTGTAATATTGTTGTTGGCATCCAAGCTCTTATAAGTTCATTTTCATCAGCTTTAGCTTTTCCAAACTTCCTATAATCAGTTGCTATATATACTTTCTTTTCAAGCAGTAACTTTGAAATATCAAGTGTACTAAATCCCTTCAAATACGCATCAAAGATTTCTTTTACGATGGAAGCTGTATTTTCATCAACATATAACCGTCTTACTCCATCTTCATCTTTTCTTGCTGTATAGCCATAAGGAGCTGCACCACAAATAAATCCACCCTGCTTAATTCTAATCTGATGGGAAGTTGATATTTTCTTTGAAATGTCTTTTGCATAAGTTTCATTTACAATATTCTTCAAGATTACCTCAAGAGATTTATTGGGATCTTCCATGTGAAAGGTATCCAGATTGTCATTAACCGCAATAAATCTTACTCCAAGAAACGGAAATATCTTTTCAATGAAGTTTCCAAGCTCCGTATAATTTCTTCCAAAGCGGGATAGGTCTTTTACAATAATGCAGTTGACTTTTCCCGTCCTTACTTCTCCCATAAGTTTTTCAAAGTCAGGTCTTTCAAATTCTGTCCCTGTCTTTGCGATGTCTTTATATATTCCAACCAAATTATGCCCATCATTTTTCTTTATATAACTTTCACAAAGAACAATTTGATTTTCAATGGAATCACTCGGCTTTTCTTTTTTATCTCTTGATATTCTTGTGTAAATCGCCGTTTGAAAACTGTTTCCGCTTTCTTTGCTTAATGAAGCTTCTTCTGCCCTTTCCCGTCTGTTCGCTGTCCTTGCCATCTACACCACCTCCTTCATCAGCTCGGAGGATTGCTTTGTGTAGTCGCTTAACTTATCCAGTATGTCTGTGGTTTCATCATAGTTAAAATGGATTTCTACCCTTTTTTCTTCCAAAACATAGATTTTATCAACAAGTCTTACAAGAAGTCCTCTTTCTAAGTTGCTTATATTCCTGTACTTTTTAATATCAGACAGAAAGTTTTTGTTTCCCAAGCTCTTTTGATAAAGCCTTAAGATTTCTTTATTCTGCTTTTCTAAAATCAGTTCGCTTTCTACGATACGGTTTGTATAAAACTCTCTCATACCATAAAATTCTTCTTCTGAAATGATTCCCTCTTTTAAGTCCTGATATAGAGCAGATTTTAAAAGTTCAAACTTTGCCTTGCTTTTCTTGGTATATTCCTGTCTTTTATCTATTTTCTTAAAAAGCTCATAGGATACTTCCATGTCCCTTACTTTTTCCGAAATGCTTTCATACTTTCCAAGAAAGTTGATGTAATGGCGAATCATCTCAAGTACGCTTACTTTTAAATCCTCCTGTTTGATTGAATGCCTGCTGCACTCTTTTCCTTTGTTGTACTGGGAGCAGATATAGTAAATAGTGGGAGTTTTCCCTCTCTTATCGACTTTCTTTGTCATCTGAGCATTACAGTCCTTGCAAAATAAAAGCCCTGAAAACAAATCTGCTTTCTCTCCGACATTTTTTGCCTTTATATCACATTTCAAAAGTTTTTGGACAATTTCAAAGTCATACATATCAATAATGGCTTCATGATTATCCTCTATTTCAATCCAATCACTTCTATCCTTGGAAACCACTTTATCCAGCTTATAATTGATTTTTTCCCTTTTTCCCTGTTGCAGTGTTCCGATATAGACCTCGTTGGTTAAAATACGATTAACTGCCGGCGTATCCCATTTGGCAACCGCCTTTGTGCTAAAGCCTGTCTTATACCTTATTCCCTTTGCCTTTTTATGCTCCATCGGTGATGGGATTCCATTATCGTTTAAGTGTTTGGCAATAGAGTAGGAGCTGTACCCTTCAAGCTTCATTGAGAAGATTTTCCGCACCACATATTCCGCTTCTTTATCAATTACTATTTTGTGCTTATCTTCCTTATCTTTTTCATAGCCGTAAGGAGCATAGTTTGATATAAACTGTCCCTGTTTTCTCTTTACCTTGCAGACACTTCTGACCTTTGCGGAAGTATCCCTACAATAATTGTCATTGATGAAGCTTTTAAACGGAATGACCAAGTTCTTTTCCGTTTCACTGGCTGTATAGCTGTCATAATTATCATTTAGGGCAATAAATCTTATATCAAGAGAGGGAAATACTCTTTGCAGGTATCTTCCGCTATCAATATAATCTCTGCCGAATCTTGATAGGTCTTTTACAACAATGCAGTTAATGCTCCCTGTAATGACATCTTCCATCATTTTCTTAAATGCCGGTCTTTCAAAGTTTATCCCTGAATATCCGTCATCGACATATTCTTCTATCAGCTCCATATCCTCATTTTTATCAATGAAGTCATTAATCTGAAGTCTTTGGTTGGAAATGCTGTTGCTTTCCACCTTAAAGCCTTTATCATATTTTTCATCATCCTGAGATAACCGAAGATACATGGCTACCCGATAGGTATCCGAAATTCTTTTAGACATAACAAAACCTCCAAACTTTCATATTCTTTTTTAAGGAGAAATATGATAACTTGGAGTCTTTTCAAGCACTTATTTAAGTTGTATCCCTATTTGATTCGTATTATACCATAAATTCGTAAAAAAGTCTGCCCCTTTATCATATTTTTAATCAAGCAGCATCGCTTTCTTTTCTAAATAGGACAAAAAGCAATCCGCTAAACTTCTTCCGTTTCCTGCATAACTGCATTTAACGATAACATTTCCGACTTTCATAAAGTACATGGAAAGCGGATCCATTTTTTTCTTGTTCTTTATATCTTCAATGTCCGGAACGAGTCTTTGATCAATCTCATTCACTGACATATTTTTATATCTTGTTAATTCTTCTGTGTCCATAAAAAAGCTCCTTCCACCGTTATTTTCTTTCTTTAAGTTTTTTGACATTGATAGGTGTCTTGGCTGACAACATAGGAATCTCACCTCCGCCTCTTTTCAAGATGAGCCGGCATAAACTATTGAAGTATCATTATCACTGCTTGTATCAACGAACAGACTGCCACATCTGTTTTTTATGTTTTCTTATTTGTCGCTCACTTTCTTATTTCCTTGGTTTAACCAGTATTCATAAAACCGAAATCTCTCAGCAGAAAGGTCTTGG